CGATGCTTCGTTGTTGTTTTCTGTGTATATTCGGTAGAGTTCATCATCTGCTGGTATCATAACTGCTGCTGTTCCATCTTCTTTAACGATGCCTATTCGCTCTCCATTTTCTACACGTTCTAGGAGAGCATCAAAGTTGTCTTCCCACTCTTTCAAAGTAAAAACTTCCATAGTTGGTTTATTTATCAGTACTCCTCACCTTGAACTGCCAGATCAGCATACTCAATTTGATCTTCATCAAGATTAGCAGTAACGACCTCAAGAACGTTCATAAACTCTTGAACAGTTTCACACTCTACCATCTTTTCATTTCCCTCATCACTCAGGAGAAGGAAAGAGCGAGTGCAAACGTCGATCACGATGCCTTGAACGCATTCGGTGTTGCTCATGGGTGTTCCGTTGATTACCCACATATTATAGGGCATCCGCGATGGGGTGTCAACTGTGCCGATTATGGAACTGGTCAGGACTTCATAATGAAGGCAAGAGCATAGTATGGAGGTCTGTTTTCGTGATAGTCGCTGCCACCCTGAGATTGTGTTGTGTTATTAGAGTGATTGACAGCATCACCAGATCCATTACCTGCCTGGTCTTGACCACCACCAGGAGAATTTGCTCTCGAATATGTGTGGTTGTGAGATGGCATCTCAGCAACAGTCAACTGGTGAGCGACACTACCACCAGTATTTCCTGGTGCATAATTTCCACTAATAGCACCAGTATCAGCATTAAATGTTACACCACTAGAACCATCACTATAAGCACCAACAATAAACCTATCTCTCAAGTCTGGAGTACTATTAGTACCATCACAAAGAAGCCAACCAGATGGAATTGCTGCAATCGTTCCAGACCACATAATAATTCCACCAGAAGGCACAGATGATCCAGCACCACCAGTTATACCTTGAGTACCTTGAGTTCCTGTCCCAGTTATTCCTTGAGTTCCATCAGTTCCCTGAGTTCCATCAGTTCCCTGAGCGCCTGTTATTCCTTGAGCACCCTGAGTTCCGTCTCCACCATCAGTTCCCTGTGCTCCAGTTGTTCCCTGAGTTCCAGTTGCACCTTGAGTTCCATTAGTACCTTGAGTTCCATTAGTACCTTGAGTTCCTTGTGTCCCCTGAGCACCTTGTGCCCCCTGAACCCCTTGAATACCTTGAATACCTTGAGCACCTCCATCACCAGTAATTCCTTGAATACCCTGGGTTCCTTGTGTTCCCTGAGTACCTTGTGCTCCCTGGGCACCTTGAGCACCTTGAATACCTTGTATTCCTTGAGTGCCTTGAGTCCCTTGAGTGCCCTGTACTCCCTGAATTCCTTGGACACCTTGAAGAGCTGCTGTTGATATTTTCTCCCATTTAACACCACTAGCATCTCCGATTAGAACGGATGTTGCGGCACCAACATTTCCATAAAAGTCTGTTAGAGTACTTTCTAACTCTAGGTTATTATTGAATGTGGCAACTCCAACCACATCTAATCCACCACCAGTAACTCTTAGACCAGATCTTGCTGTGGCAATACCTATAGCATCTACATTAAGTACATTTTCATAAGTTAGGTCACCAAGGACAGTTACGTTACCACTAAACTCAGCACTAGTAGCAGTAAGAACACCCGCAATATTTACGTTATCTAATTCGGTATGACCATCTACATCTAAGTGACTATTGAGATCTGTAGATCCAGTTACAGTTACGATACCAGAAGCAGAAATATTTCTTGTAGTTAAGTCGCCCCCTAAAGTAGCACCTCCTCCAGCACTAAGATTTGGTGCATGAAGAGTTCCCGAAACGAAAAGATCGTTTTCGAATGTACCAATTCCAGTGAAAAAGGATTGTTGAGAGACAGAAAGATTACCTGTTATATCTACAGTCGTGCCAATACCTACTTTCTGCCCGCCAGTGGTAGTGTAATTTAATTTTTTAGCAACTTGAGCTAGTTCAAGTGGTATTGCCATCTACTAAATTACTTCATTTCCATTATTGATTATTTATCACAAGGACTACCACTTCTTGACGGGGCAAGATTCCCATCCGATTCTCACTTTGAGTGGCATAAAACAACCACACTTTTTACATTGTTTAGTTGGTTTGAAGAAATGATCACATTGTAGGCATAGTTTCATTCTGTCAATTGCCTGTCTATCTTCTTCAGCCATCCCCACTCAACTCCGATTCTGCCTGTGCAAGAATATCATCATTTGGATCATATGTATATGATATATTAGAAAGTATATCATCAATATTCAAACTATGCTCAGTAATATACTGTGAAACATTCCCCATCACAGCATCTTTTAACCTACTATCTCCATTCACTGCATAGTATTCCGCGAGAAGCATAATATCCCCACTAAGATATCTTCCCGTAGGAACTGAAGGCATTAGGGGACTAAAAGTAGTAGTTGTAATACCTACAGTAGTTGTTGTCTCTTCTTCCTTCCTAACAGATGTTCTTTGCTGTCCGACGCTGATATCTGGATTTATAATGCTATCGGATGAAACCAGAAAATCTGGATCATAATGAGAAACTGCATCATCAATATCTTCTAGTGATGCATTTGGTGGAATAGGTACTTTTGCTTTTGAATTATTCTCAAATTCAACAGTAATTCGTCCTGCAGAAATTTCTAAAATTGTATAATTCATTATAAATTGGTATCTGTGTTGTATTTATTTAATATCCAGGAGGCATCTGTGCAATTGGTGGTTCTGAATCGAGTACCGTTCGTCCTCCAAGAGTTCCTTGATTAATAAAATGGACATTACTGGAGGGTTGATACTGAGGTCTCCTCTCATACAAATAACATCCAGCAAGACCACCTGAAGATCCTGCAGATCCATTTGTATAATTTCCGTTATCTCCAGTATCTCCAGTATCTCCATTATTACCATATGTACCGCCAGTTCCACCATCTCCACCGTCACCAGCATTAGTATCAATACCACCAGCATCACCAGAATATCCTCCACCAGGAGTTGCACCCGTATCAGATCCTGCACCATAACCACCATAACCACCATCTCCACCGTCATGATAGGTATATGAAGTATATGGACAGAACCATCTCAATCCACCTTCAGCACATCCGTTTCCAAAAGTTGTACCACCAGTACATGGAGCAGTATCTGAACAAGATTTTCCACAACAAACAGGACATGTACAAAGAGGATATGCATTATAACCTGAAGAAGTTGTATATCCCTGACCACCAGTTCCACCAAGTCCTCCTGCTCCACCACCACCATAGATGGAACCTTGGTTATCAATAAAAATTCCATTTCCCCGCCACCCAACGGTACTGTTATCAACATAAATGGCAATTCCACCTTCACCTTGGATTTTGTTATAATTAAGAGTAACATCGGGAGAACTTGCAGCTCTACCGCCGCCACCCAATATTGTTCCTTTATTTAAAATATAGATTGATCCTTTAAATCCAGGAATATATAAAGCAAACACATAATTTGCATGATACTGAACACTTGGTGATGATGGGTGGGTATAAACGCCAGCACCAACTGTTACGCCACTATCAATGACTATTGTTTTTTGGAAATTACCTTCCCAAATTTCAGACGAAAACAAATTAGAAGCATTTACATTAGTCGTATTACCCGTAATATGTGCGGTAAAGTTTGATGTTAGTGTAAATGGTATTGATGCTATTGACATTTTTAATAAACGCCAGTGCCAGTAACTAGAAATTCATTAGATGCTATGCATAAAATAGTTGCAATTCCTCTTTGTGCCAGTGATCTACTTCCTGTAGATGATGTGCCAGGAAGTCTTAATGTAATTCCAGCTCCTGATGTAATATTAAAAGCAGAACTAGTATCGTTGTATATGATAATACTTTGACCAACAGAAAAAACATTTTGAGGTACAGTTACAGAAGCACTCATTTTCACAATGGTTCCTGCATCAGAAGCTGTGAGCGTATAAGCAGATCCCTGTGAAGAAGTTGATAGAGTTGCTCCTACTCCACCAGAAAGTCCTTGAATTCCTTGAACTCCTTGAAGTCCCCCGCCAACTTCTACCCAAGCACCATCTCTTCTAAGTTTAATGCCCACAACTACTTACCTCCTTAATGATTGGGTAATATTCATTATCCCGAAATCTCCATTAATATCATAGTTGATCTTGAACCATAACCAGTTAATTCACCATGAACTGTTGTATCATCAGCAGCAGTATAATTATAGTTTGTATAAAGGTATTGACTAGCTAAAGTTAATTTAGCAGAAATTTTATAAGTAACTGGTGATGTTGTTGAAGGTGAATCGAGATACACCATATTTGGAAATGAAACACACCAAACAGCATTATTCTGATATACTTGGGTCATATGAATATGAGTTGATCCTCGACTTAAGTAGTAATCAGTAGCAAATGTTCCGTTTTGAAGTGCTGACCAATTAGCATTAATTAAAATTTTGCTATCAGATCTTTGTGGAGTAATTGTGCAATTTAAACCTAGATCATATTCAGAAGTACCTGAACTATTAACTTGACCTATACCCTGTACATTTTGTACAACCTGTATAATACCCCCACCACTTGCACCTGCTGGAAGACCGTCTCTTGGAACGATTCTATTTGTTCTTAATTCTGACATAATATTTACGAAAGATTTTCTCCTAATAAATCAGTATCCCATACTGCTTTTAGTTCAGCAGTGATACCATTCACATCAGTCGCAGTGATCGTAGCGTTATCTACAAGTTGAGTCACATCTCGCAGTGCCTGTTTTCTTGTGGCAGATGCTGTCTGTGCATCAGCATCACCTACTTCTATTGCTCTCATATAAGTAATATCTTCTGTTTCAAGAAGAGATTTACGAACCATTCTCATTCTTTCCTTTTGAATATCTTTTGCCTTGTTCAGGTTAATTCCGATGTGTGCCATTGATCAATCCTCCTCATATGTCCATGCATTTCTAAAAGTTCTATCAGTTGGTAGATCAGATGCTTCAACAATCTGACTCGATCTACCTGTCGGAATATCTTTATCTCGTATTTGTTGTAGTGTCAGACCACAATTGGGTACAGGCACAAGAATAGAAACTCCACCTTCACCGTTATCAAAAATAATTCTTTTATTTACTAAATCTTCTGATGACATAATATTTGATTTCGGGTATATCTATTGATCTTTTTTGTTATTTATGGTGGTTATTAACGGAAAACAGCACAGCAAACGTAGTTACAATCACGATACGCACTCTGACCATAAGACAAAAGTTCAAATGCTGTCGATCTTGGTGCAGTAGTGGATCCTGGAGGAGTAGCAAATATCAGGTTCATATCTGGATATGTACCATTTTCTGGGCTAAAACTGGCTACGGCACAATAATCAGCATCATCTAGTGCATTAGAAAGATTTACAGTCCAATGACCTGTAGCATTGTCGGTGATGGAACTTACATTATAACTTTGGCGAATAGAAACTGTTCCATTACCATTAAAGTTTACCCAAGCCTTGGCACGACCTTTATTAATTTCCTCTGCTGTAGAGGAATTATCCCCATTCTTATCGTATATTGTATTTACTCTAAGTTCTGATGCCATATCAAGAAGGTTCAGTATAAATTTTATTTATTGTGGTTCTTGAGGCCATTCTACATCTTTAACAAATGGTCCATCTAGAGTGGGATTAGCAATGCTTGGAAGATCTCTTAGTGCTTGTCTATAAGTTGCCCATTCTGCTTTTGCAGAGTCTGATAAAGGGCTATCAGCACCTTGAGTCCAATCACAATTTTGAAGAAGTCTGTTCCTATGCGCTTTTAATCTATTCATAGGTTCAGCATTTCTCAATTCTACTAATTTAGCATTGACTTCTTCTTTAGTTGGAGGATTGGGAATTAGTGTTTCATCCCATACAATATTTTCATAAATGTCTTCACCTTTTATGAAAAAAGATCCTGAAATATTTCCAGTCAAAGCATGAACTGCTTGTCCTATAGTAACATCAGGTAACATATTTTTCTCCTATTAATCTTGAGTGTATATTCCAGTATGATATACTCTATATGTATTGCTAGTGCTACTATTATAAGCACTAATTCCGCTTATTTGTAGACTTTGAGTTCCATTTGGATCCCAAGGAATAATCAAGGGAGTGCAGTCGTAATTATAATACCAATCATAGTGTGCTTGCATATCATACATTCCCTGGTTAAGGTCTTTTCCTGTTTGATGATACCACCCTGCCAAATATCCATGGTTGGTACTACCATTATGCTGATAAAAGACTAATATCGATATTGCTTTGACGTTGCTTCCAGTTGCTCCACTAATATTTCCTAAAGTCTGAGAGGTGTTATTGTATGAAGTATGCCAAGTTATATCAGTAGCAACCAAAGTAGTCTGTCCCCTTGGAAAAGTAATTTGACTAAACTCGCCACTACCACCAATTCTTTCAATAGTGCTTGCTTGAATGTTAGTTACATTAAGAGTTCCCATATTACCTCCTTATACGATTACCCAGGTTCCATGAATTGTCATTGTGGATGCAAGAGAAACTGGTCCCGCATTGAGTGCATTAACACTTGTTGTTATATAATATCCGTTACTATTATTTAATGTATTTTCGAATGCCAAGAATCCATCACCAATATACAAACCAACAAAAGAATTTGCTATACCTACAAGATCACCTCTAGTTACATCATTAGTTTGTATTCCAACATTTCCAGTAAAGACTGTTGTTGTTCCACCACCAACTCCTCCACCTCCACCAGTGAGAGTTAGATCAAACCACAAGTCTCCATCACAAACATCAGTTGTTGGTTCTACATCTGAAATATATTTCTTTCCATAAGCATTACTTGTTGTTTGAATGCCAATGTTATTAGATCCGTCTAGTGCTATTGGATTTGTGCATGAGTAGTCATATTGAATAATTCCAGATACAGATCCAGAAACACCTGCGGTTCCTTGGGCACCTTCTGCACCCTGAGCACCTTGAACTCCTTGAGCACCTTGTGCTCCTTGTATTCCTTGACCCTGAATACCTTGAGCACCTTGAGTTCCTTGAGGACCAGCATCGCTAATGTTTATAGTGCCTGCCATGCCAGCATGGTATTCACAAACATAATACAAAGTACTTGGAGCATTTCCAGGAACTGTGAATGTTATGGTTCCTGTAGCTCTGTTGCCATCAACTGTTATACCAGTTGTATATTGATTAGAAGAATTATAAGCACCAGAACTAGTTTGAATTCGGAACGGGTGTCCCGAAGCATTCATATCAAAAATATAGGTAAATCCTCGTATTAATTCGAGTGTTGGATCATTTGCTCCGTCAATAACATAATCACTAGATCCATTATTGGTTACAGTAAATGTTCTGGCACCAGTTGTTCCAGTCGTTCCCTGAGTACCTTGTGCTCCCTGTATGCCCTGAATACCTTGAGTACCTTGACCACCACCTCCACCTTGGATACCAGAGATTCCCTGAATACCTTGTATTCCTTGAATACCCTGAGTACCTTCACCAGTTGTACCCTGAACACCCTGAGCACCATCAGCACCCTGAGCACCTACAGATCCTTCATCACCAGAAATACCTTGTATTCCTTGTGTTCCTTGAACACCTTGACGACCTTGTATTCCTTGAATACCTTGAATACCTTGAGTTCCAGTGGTTCCTTGAGCACCAGTAGTACCTTGAGATCCAGTACCTACGGTTCCCTGAGTTCCAGCATCACCTGTTCTTGAGAAAGTAATGACAATATCATCATTATTACTGAAGGAACCTAAACCAGAAAGATAATTACATGGGAACTTAAAGTATCCAGATGCTTCCGTATAAGCACCATCTATTTCAAAAGCAACAAACTCTGATTGTGGATCAGAAACTAGAGCAACTTTAAAATATCCTTTAATCGTCGAATTGGAACCACCAATACTCCTTAGAAAATCTTGTACATCCGTTCCAGGAGCATCTCGGTCATCAATATACATGTATGATGCAACCGATAAAGTTGCACTATTAAATCTTATCTTTCCTTGACCAGGATCAGAATCTGTCGTTATTGTATCAAAATTATAGTCTAGAGAAGCACCTCCAAATACACCGTCCCTACCTTGAGTTCCTTGGGAACCTTGTATAGCTTGTGGTCCTTGAAGACCCTGAGTTCCTTGAGCACCTTGAACTCCGAAGACTCCTTGTGTTCCATCAACTCCTTGTGTTCCAGTCTCACCTTGAATACCTTGTATTCCTTGGATACCTTGAATCCCCTGAGCACCATCGGATCCTTGAATGCCAGTTTCTCCTTGAATGCCCTGAATACCCTGAGCACCTTGTGCTCCATCAATACCTTGAGATCCAATGGCACCTTGAGCACCTAACTCACCCTGAGCACCTGTGGTTCCTTGTGCTCCTTGAATACCCTGAATACCTTGAGTACCTTGAGTACCAAAAGCACCTTGAATACCTTGGATACCCTGAACACCAGGATTTCCCTGAATGCCTTGGGCACCAGATGCACCAACATCACCAGTTCTTGCAAAAGTAATAATAACGTCTTCACTGTTACTAAATGAATTTGCACCAGAAACTTTAGTGCATGGAACTTTGAAATATCCAGTTGCTTCAACTATCGAACCATCAATAGTAAATATTGCAAAGTCCTCAGCATTTAATTTATTTGATACTCTGAAGTGACCCTTAATTGTAGATGTAGAATCATCAATAGTTCTTAAAAACTGTTGAATATCCGTTCCATTATCATCTTGGTCATCAATGAACAATTGAGATGCCGAAGATAATGATGCATTATTAAACTTTAAATTTCCCTGTCCAGGATCATCATCGGTAACACCTGTGGAGAAAGTATAATCAAAAGTAGCTCCTCCAAAGTTACCTTCTATGCCCTGAATGCCTTGAATACCCTGTGTTCCTTGAGTTCCCTGTTCTCCCTGAATACCCTGAATGCCTTGAGAACCCAGACTACCAACATCACCTTGAGATCCTTGAATACCCTGTATTCCTTGAATACCCTGAAGACCAGCACCAGTTATTCCCTGAACACCCTGAGTACCATCAAGACCTTGGGTTCCAGTTTCACCTTGTATTCCCTGAATACCTTGATCTCCTTGGGATCCCTGAAGACCTAAGTCACCTTGAATTCCCTGAATACCTTGGGTCCCTTGGATGCCCTGAATACCTTGAGTACCTTGACGACCTTGGGTTCCTTGTGTTCCCTGAACTCCCTGAATACCTTGAATGCCTTGAATACCTTGAGCACCAGCATTCTTATATGTAATTACATCAACAATTTCACCTGCATCTAGTGCCTCGGTTAGAGTTAATGTATCACCACCAGATAATGTATATTCATTTGGAGTTAAATGAACACCATTTAAATATACATCTACGTTAGTTGTTAGATCATATGATATTGTAAATGATGTTTGATCTTGAGTTGCAACAAAATTATAAACAAATCTATTAAATCCAAGAACATCTGTACTGATTGCCCAACTAACACCAATACCAGTGGATGATAGAACAGATCCAGCAGTTCCAACATTTCCCCAATAATCTGTTATGGTGCTTGTCAGTTTTAATCCACCTTCAACGTGAAGAGTTGCTTCCGGATTAGTTGTCCCGACTCCAACCGCCTTTGTTACTGGATTGAATACGAGAAGAGAATCTGCAGAAAAATCGTTTGCATCATTAAAGAGTATCTGACCAGGAGCACCAGGAGCAAATACTGTTACTGTTGATATGTCTCCACTTGCTGATGCAGATATTGCTGCTCCTACAAAATTTAATTTCGATACACTGTTCGCTGTTCCAACAAGAAATCCTTCATCAAAAATGCTAATACCACTAACTAATGTTGCTGGTGGGAGTTCTTGCCAATATCTATCACTATCTTGTGGATTTTCAATAGTTATGAGATTATAATATTTTGGAGAGAGTGGAATACTCTTTTCTCCAGGATATCCCAAATGAGGTTCTGCTTCACTTAGAGACAAATACTGATATCTGTCGGTTGAAATTGCCGACTGAGGAACTCTTTTTGCTCTATTACTAAGATATTTTGCCATTATACCGTAGAGTTCTCTAGAATACTACAAATGAATTCCATTTGAAGTGGAGCAACTTGTCCCCCACTTACATAGGTGTGTGCAATTCCAGCAACAACACCAGCATCAGTTACAAAAGTTTTAGATGTTCCTACAGATCCTTCAATACTTGTGATTGTAAATGACTGCTGAGGTGCAGGGAAAATTGTTGTGTTTATTCCACTATTGGCTGGACATGTAAATCCTAACCCACTCATTGTTACTTGATCGCCAACATCAAAATTATGTGCTACTGAAGTAACTACAGTCGTGATTCCAGTGTTATTATCATATACACAACTGGTAACTCCAACTGTCCCAGATTGATTTCCTTCAATGATAATAGAGTCGGATATGAGTGCCGTTCTCTCTAAGACTAATCTACCATCAATCATAATTAAAGAATCATTAGGAGGTACTTCTCCACCTTTAATGATTCTGATATTTCTTGTATTACCCGATGTCTTTGTTGCTACGCTTCTTCTTCTGTGAGTAAAGGTTACTGATGGATATGTGCCTATCCCAACATTGGCAACCTGTGCGTATAGAAGAATAGCAGAAACACCTACGGGGGTAGTATAAACTGTTTGTTCCCCCGGAGCAACTGGAACAGCAATAGTAATAAATTTGTTTAGTGGTGCTACTGCCATATTATCTCAAAGCAAGTATTAACGGTGTGACTTCTGCTTGAATTGCTCTACTAAAATCTCTTCCTCGGATTGTGGATGTTGTTTGATCAACTTGGATTCCTGCACCAATGTCAAAATTACCTTTTTGGTCAGTGCTAGTGAATGGAATCTGTGCTCCATCTCTAGCAACAATTTCATTCTCTTTTATAGGAACAGCACCTTGGAAGGGTGTTGAGGTATTTATATCTATACCCGTACCGATATATTCGAATGAATGACTGCTGGTTAGAATTCTACTGATTCTTCTTATCTCAACCGCATCATCCTCAAACAATTCAAAAGGAATAAATTCATTGAATGTTACTGTTGTAATTCCAGTTACGGTTGGGTCCGTTGCTTCAGATACAGTAAAGTATGATGGAGTCATTACAGCAGTTGCAAGACCAGTGTTACCCTCAATATCAACAACAATGTTTTGTGTTGGCAGATAGCATCTACCTGTACTAACAACATCGACAGCAGTAATTGTACCAGCAGCACTTACTGTTGCACTACCTTGAGCGATGATACCTTGTGGTCCTTTTGGAGTTAAAGTTCCATCAAAGTCTCTAATAATTACGTTCGGTGGAGATGTTTCACTGAATCCAGATCCACCATCAATAATTTCTATTCTATCTAATTCCTTCAAAGGTGCAGTGATGACTCCACTGCCAACTGCATCTGGATAATTGTCCAGATTAATCTTGAACCATAGTGATTGACCATCATATGGTTTTCTTGGCACTGAGGCATAATCAACTACATTTTTGAATGTAATAGTATCCAGTTCTGCTGTTGTATCTGCATTTACTGCACCAGTAAATTCAGTCGATCCCAATCCAACGGCAACTAGACCAAAGTTACCGAATGATGAGTTTGAGTTCGTAAGATCACACTGACCTCCACTAGAAGCAAAGATACCAATATCACAGTTAATTGTGAATATTGAAACCAACTGTGCATATCCATTATTTGTGATCGAAACACCAATACCACCTTGATTGTACTGTGTGAATGAATCACAAACCATAGATTTCAAATTAGCACCAATTGTTGCTGCTACAGCATCATCACCATCAATCCTCATACCAATACTTCCAGTCATGAAGTTGGTACAGTTGCGAATATATGGAGATCTCCATCTACCAGTTTCACCCTCTGTAGCTGGTCCAGGATCAGTAAATCCACTAACAGCACTAATAGGTCCTGATGGTGGTGGGAATGCCACTGCGGCACCACCAGTGTTAGCAACACTAACACCAGCATCATTTGGTTGTCCGTCAGGGTTCTTACACGCGAAGTTAAGATTCTCTATTAAGCATCCTCTTCTAACATGGAATATATCTTGCTCTAAATTCTGAGGTCTAATAGTGACCAATCTCAAATCTTGTCCTACAACAGAAACATCACTTCTTAGACCTATAGGATTATTCTCATCATATACTCCAGATCTTATGAAGATTGTATCTCCAGGTTGTGCAATAGATGCAGCAGCACCAACGGTTCTCTTTGCATCACCCTCCAAATAACCTGTGTTTGCATCATTACCATCTACAGTAACCCAAATAGCATTTTCAGTTTCAACACCAGGTGGTCTCCAAGATACTCCACTACCAACAGAAGAAAGGCGATAATCTGTTTTACCTGCTGCTACACTTCCATTGACATCAATTAAGGTTGAGTCTAATTCAAGTGATCCTATAAGTTTTGTACTTCCACCAACATTAAGGTTTTCTTCAATACCAACACCACCCTCAACGACTAGTGATCCAGTGTCCTTATCTGAAGATGAAGTTGTTGAATTTAGAACAACATCACCATCAACATCAAGAGTATTGTTTAAAGTTGTTGCTCCATCAACATCAAGAGTATTGTTTAGAGTTGTTGCTCCATCAACATCAAGAGTATTGTTTAGAGTTGTTGCAGAACTTACATCCAGAGTTGAATTTAATATCGTTTCATTATTGACAAAGAGAGTTGAATTCAATGTGGTTGCTGCACCAACACTTAACTCAGCCGTGAGTGTTGTATCTCCACTAACATCAAGTGTTGATTGAAGTTCTGTTGTTCCATCAACGTATAAAGTTGAGTTTAATGTAGTTGGACTATCAACATCTAGTGTCCCTGTAAGATCTGTGGCACCACTAACATCTAGGTTTCCATTTAAATTTGTATTTCCAATTACGTCTAGAGCATTTGTAGGTGTATCATTATTAATACCTACATTTGAATTTCTAAAAATATTACCATTTTCTGTGGTTCCCCAATAATCATATGCAAGAACATCTGCAATGTTTGGGTTTAAAGGACTTTGGAATGCTTGAACAGTATCTGTACTTGTTCCTGCTGTATTAACTCCTGCAATAAAGTTCAGTCCTCTATAGGAGGATGGACCAACCAAGACTCCATCATTATAGACAAAGATACCTTCAGTAAATGCAGGTTCAAATTCCGTCCATTTAATACCTTGAGCATCTTTTGTTAGGAATGCACCAACTGGTCCAGGACTATTTGTAGCATCATAGATATTACTATCAATTCTAACGCTACCAGCAATATCTAATTTTTGTTCTGGTTGTGTGCTTCCAATCCCAACCTTTCCACTAACAGTGACGTTACCAACAACATCTAGTTCTTGTGTTGGAGTTTGAGACCCTATTCCAACCTTTCCTTCATCAGATGCTCTTAAAACTGTCCCACCAACACCAACATCCAGTCTCTTTCTGACTGTAAGAATACCAACTTCACCTAACTCCAAATTTACATCTGAAGTAAAGGTTGCTATTCCAGAAAAGAAAGAATTACCAGTTACAGTTAGATCACCAACTTCTAGTGGACCACTAGTTTTAAAATCATAATTTAATTTGCCATAAATTGTTAGATTTTGTACAAAATCATCACCAGAACCGAAAGTATATTTGTCAGGAGCGAGTCCCATTTAATTTCTCCTATTCTGCTAAACTTAAAACAGTTCTCAAAATATCAAAAGGTTTAGAAAATATCGAAGCATTTCCTAATGCCAACATGTTTGTATTCTGCATCAGAAGAGCTGATAGTTTTCCTTCTTTGACATAAGGAGTAGGAATGTCGTCCCCCAGTAATCTTATATTTTTTGTAGCGCCCTCTTCTTGATATCCAAGTCTAATATTTCTTCCTTGAATTACAACTTCCTCTTCACCCTCGATAACGATTTGAGTTGCCTTAAACGTTATAATTCCATCTTCGGCAGTGAATTCAATACCTCCCTTATGGGCAGTAAAAAGACAAGCAACATCCTCTGATTTAATTTTATCCCCACATTCAAACTGAAACTTACTGTCAGTATTAAATCTGGCAATACCACTACCTTCGTGGAAACTTTGATTGTATCTTAGACCATCAGCATTAATAGAAACTAATTGATATGCTGTTCTTCCAGCAAATCCTACAACTGTGCTTCCAGTTTCAACATATAACTTTGGTCCAAAAGACTCTAGATATCTTGGTTGTTCGCTCATGTCACACAATCAATAGAGGTAACTATTTCTGTTTGTGGTGGTTGTACAGTTGTCATAATTGGTCTCAATACAGCACCATATCCAGTCTCTGTCCTTATATTTAGTTTTGGTAGGTCAGCATAACGAACTGGTTTCTTAATTCTAACAGCAGTAATTCTTCCACCAGAAACATCCATCTCCAAATCATCATTATCTAAATCATCACCATCACCATAATTATCACCAGGATCTTCGACGATAACATCTCTAATGTAAATATCTTCTTCATCACCTGCTGGATAGTTTTCACCTTCGGACATAATAATTACCGATGTTATTTGACCATATGTTGGTGAATTAACATTAGTATCAATCACTGCCTTACCATAGGCACCATATCCTTGATCACAATTATCATCAAAGGAAACAAATGGTGCGTCTTTATAATCAGTTCCTGGATCAGTAAGTTCTACACCAACAATACTTGCGGTTCTCTTAATATCCCCACCAATATTATCGGGATCAAATTCTCTCATGAACTTACCAAGAATAACTTTTCCTGCTCCACCAATACCATCACCACCAAAGAAGGTTACTTTTGGTGCTCCACAAGCAAAGACATTTCCAGTATTACAGTTTGAACCACCAATTGCTTCATCTGTTCCTGCTCCAGATCCAAATATATCCCACTGACCATATTCATTTTCAAAATCATTAATACCTCTTCCAACAGTATCCGACAAGGAGAAGTTAAGTAAATCATCTAGTTCCTTTTCACCCTTGTCTTTCTTTACACCTCTATCAATAATATACTTCCTGCTTGGTGGGCACTTTTCTTTCTCACCACACTTAAGGAAACTTAGAACTTTTCTAATTGTTCCAATAGCACCATTTAAGAAATCTTTTACCTGGAAGACTATACCTAAAATACGCTGGATTGGTTCAACCAATGGAGTGACAGCAGAATCAATGAAATTAATAATCTTTGTTGTTAAAGCACCAATAAATTGTTGAACGGCACAGGTGGGAACATTAAGAACATTTCTAACCATTCCCATGATAAGATCTTCAATCACACTTGTAAGTGCCTGTGTGATTTTTGTTGCCAGACAAGCAAGAGCTTTGTTGAGTAACTTAACTGGATTTAATAGATCTTCTTCTATACCAACAATTTTTAATAATGCCTGAGCAGGAGCGGCAATTGTATTAAATATTTGCTGTGTTAGTGCTGCTAATCCACCACTTATCCATTTGTTTATTGCTTTTGATAACTTGCCAATCATTGTCCCAACAAAAGTACTGGCAGCTCTACCAATCTGTCCAACAACTGTCTTAAGTTCTTGTGGGAAATTTAAAATTTTTGAACCAAGTTTTGTAATCTTATCAAAGAAATTGTTTAGATGTGCTTCTACTTTAGCAAAGAAGTTATCCTTACAAGGGTCTGCGAGAAGAATTGTTTTACCAGTTGTATCTGAAAGTGCTGGACAAGTCGCAGCAGTCTTTCCATCCTTAATATTTTTTTGTCTTTGCTTTTCTCTTAAAGACTTTAATAACTGTTCTGGAGACTGTTTATTAAATGGAATTTTAACTGTAGAATTGAGTTCGGCACAAAGATCTGGATAACTGGCACAGATAATTTTTTTAACCTCTGGATCTAATACACCAAGTTCCTCCATCTCCTTGGCATAATCTATAAACTCTTGAGATGGTGTTTCTTGTACTGTTGGACCAGTTTGTGCTGGTTCTGGTGATGTTGCTTCTAATTGTGCTAGTGTTTTTCCTTCTTTTTCTGCCAGTTGATTTAAAAAGGAGTCTGTTAATGTTTCTACATTAGATCCACTTTTATCTCTTTGTTCAAATTTTCCATTAGGAAGTTTAATATACCAAACACCACCATCTCTTACATATACCCTACCACTATATTCTAGGAAAACATCTTCCATTTTTTCTCTACCTCCTCGTGTTGATATTTATTACTCTTCAAATAGACTTGTAATTACCCCGCCACCAGGATACCTTTGTCCAACATCGCTGTCCTCACGAAATGGTTTAAATTGAAGGTTATTTCTTTTGAGAGCAAGAAGTGCTTCTGGGGAAGGAGCATCATTTACTGTCTGCCTACCTACAAACTCACCAGAATTAAGTTTTTTCAGCACATCATCAGAAGTATTTGTAATTTGTTTGGCAACAGCATTACTTCGTGCTTCGGATACAGTACCAACTCCTTGTCCAGGAGTAATACCAGTTTGTTTTTCAATCAAAGCAGCTGTTTCGTTTTTTCTTTGTTGATCGGTTTTTCCACCATCACCCTTTGGTGGTTGTTTTTTTGTCAATACACCAGAGACAACATTATCTTGTTGATTGTATTCCTGCTGTCCAAGTCCTCCTGCTTTTACATCTTCACCAAATCCACTCTTTACATCAAATCTTCCAGAACCATACTTAACACCAGAAGTTCTTCCAAGGACATTAGTAATCATTGGAATTTGTCTTTTATCACCATCCAAAAATCTTCCCAGAACAACATCACCAGGAGATATTTTTGGTGTTCTCAGTCTTCCAGCACCACCAGAACCATCACAAGTTCCGAGAGCACATATAGCATATGTAATTTCTTCATCTTTGATTGTTCCTTGATCAACAGGATGATGTCCCATTATGGCAACTCTGTATCTCCACCCCCATCCAGCAAGACCTGCCAACTGGTCTTTTTGAGAGTCTCCAGATAGAACAATACCAAGAAACTCATTGGTTCCCGCACCGTAAAAATTTAAACTAGAAGATGAGAAAGCGTCCATTAGGTATTTTTAGTGAAGTGTAATCCGTATGAATCTCTAACTAAAACAATCGATGTAACTGATTTATTTGGTTCAAAATGATGGCAAAGACTTTTTATTATATATTCTCCACTCTGGCGTTCATCTACACCCTGTTCTTTTTTTGTGGATGTGCTCTCCACATTCATTTTAATCTTTCTTCCTGCTTCAAGATCTAAATTACAAGGAACAGAAATCGAATGAGACTGAGAGAACATTACATTATATCTCGTTGTCCCAGCAGCATAATATAGTTCAGGACTATTATTAATTCCCAAGTTTGCCTCATCGGCACCAACATCTAGAATAGCAGTTTGAACTCTGTGATATCTCTTTCCAGCATTAAAGTCTGATGCTAATATTCCAGGAAGTTTTGGTTTCTTGGCAACAGAGGAAAATTCTGGATCATTCACTACAGAAATATCAATTTCTTTAAACTGTAGGTTTGATGGATTGAAGAAAATATTTTTAGTGGCATACACACCAGATCTAATTTGTGATAACAAACTTTGATCTTTTGTAGTTGTAAGAGATAATACCTTGAAATTATTACTTGAGTCTTTTAGTTCAACAGAAGATTGTACAGCACCATTATAATTATAATCATTTCCATACTTCTGTTGTTTTAATAATCTATCAGCAGAAACATAATGAAACTTAGACTTAGTTTCATATATGAAATATCCAGGATTTGATACGCTGGAAGGAACCGTTGCTTTTGCCAACATAAACAAAATATCAAACGGTCTTTTATTCATACCAGTAAATGAATATGAATTTGCCGAAGGATCTATATCAATTTTATTCTGATCAATAGTAAGAACTTCTTTCAGAATTTTTTGAACAGAGTCTGTAATTTTTCCTTTGTAGTGTTTTGTTATTCTTGTTGTTTCGTTCAACCATCCAATGCGAGAAATAAATTTAAGAACTATTGTTTCACTGGTAGGACTTTTATTAATAACACTAACTTCAGTAACATAAAGTCTCTTGAATGGGTCAGTTGAAAAATCTAAAAAATTGGTTTCATTACCAACACCTGCTCTAAACTTTGCTGTAATTACACATCCGGCACTGAGTGGTAAGAAGTTATAGAGAGAACCACTTCTCTGTTGATTATCTTCGGTAGATACTGCGGCATCAGTTGTACTGACAATAGTAACATTACCAGTAATATAAGGTGAGAGTATGGTTTCATAATAGTTGAATCTTATAACTCTAAACTTACCACTGTAAGCATCCACAGCATTAGAACCATCCTGTGAGATTATCTTAAATTCTTCGTATTTAACTTCTTGTGCTTCTAACATTATGGTATAAAGAGTGAGAATGCTGGTTTTGGTGCTTGTGGAATTAGTATTGGTTGTAGTGATGCTGCATTTTGGGAACTAGGAATAAC